TTCATGTCACCTCCTGCGGAGATAGTCTTGCCAATAATTACATCGCCTACAGGTCTAACCTTTGCCCAGCTATAAGAACGCTTATTGATAGGCTTCTGAAGCTCACGCAGAGCAATCCTGGCATTAACTTGTAGTTCAAATGCACGATCCTGCGCTCCGGTTGTTGGGTTGAGTTCCCATCTTACTACTGTCACTTGTGAGTTATGCCCACCATCCCGGATGGCATCTCTGATGTACTGAAGATTATCCATTATATGTTAATTAATAAGTTACCCTGTGTGGTGAATCTGACTTCTTTGATGCCCGGTTAAATGTGGGTCTTGGAAGCAGACATGCGGCTGGAAGCCATAAGAGAGCATTAGGTCTTGAATCCAAGCTGTCATGGCATCAAGTCCATTGTTCTGGATATAGGTATGCTCTAAGAACAACTGTGCTGCCTTACGATTGACAATGTAGCCATGAGTAAGCCACATTTGATTTCCTTTCCATAGCTGAAGCCCCTCAATGCACTCAACAGGCTCAATGGTCTGCTCTCCCCATCCGGGATAATAGTTCCAGCCTAGATGCAGAAAGTCAAACTCAGGCAACCTGTTCCAATTTGTCACGAGTTGATTGGTCTTTTCCACATCAAATCGGGCATCATCTTCCAGAATTAAGGCAAGTTCATTGCCATTATCCAGCATCCTTTGCCAGACATCACGATGAGAAGCACAGCAGCCTATTTCGCTCAGGCTTATGATTGGCCTTTTATTAGTCTTCTTTAAAGTATTATCAATCCGGTGGCTGATGTGATTGCCATTGGATGCTACAACTAGCTCCGGCTTATTGCCATGCCTATCCGTTAAGCCTATATCTTCAAAGTGCTTTATTAATTTCTTGCGCCTTTGGGCAGCCCTAGGCAGGCTAATGTAATAGATTGAATCAACAGGAAACTTCACAACTAATTTTTTCGATGACTGATAAGTCCAGGGCGAAAAAGTAGGTCTCAAAGTTTCTCTCCGCAAGACCGAAGTATTGGTTTGCGATTGCTTTGGAGTTGTAGTCCGTACCTTCATAGGTGATTCCTTTTGTCCTATTGATTATAGATGTAAGCGCAAACTCAGCATTTTCGAGCTTGCTATTTGCGACCAGTTTAAAATTGACTCTTCTAAGCAGGCTTGTGGCTCTGCCTCCGGCTGGAGTAGGTTCAACCGATGCACTCTCCCTGACCAGGAACAGCACAATCGGATAAGTGTCATTCACTGCACAGTAAGTTGAGCCATCAAGAGTCACATAGTTTCCTGCTGATCCTTCAATGATGCTCTCCACAGCTTCTCCATAGTTAAGAGCTAACCCAACATAGGTGCTGGCTATGTTTTCACACAGGTTATTAATTGCGCTCTCAACGGTTACCTTAGTCAGCTTCATTTGCTCAAGAATTCAATGGCTAGTCTGTTGATGATTTGGAGTGATTGTGCCAGCTCTTCATCCGTAAGTTCAAAGATAGGGCCAAATCGCTCTTCCAAGTAGCCTGCAATCTTAGCCTGTTCTGAAGTGGTAAAGGTAATACCATAGGCTGTGTTGCTTATTGGTATAGGTTTCCAGCTGGCCCACATTGCCCCGGTTAAGGTTAAGTCCATGTAGGCAGTCTGAAGTCCTAATGATCTGCGGAAGTCAGCATATCCATAGAACTCATCAACATCACCAAAGGCTTTCATTCTAGCTTTTACTTGCTTCTTACTGGCAATCTCCCCAAACTTCCTGCTGATAGGGCTTCCCTTGCCTATTACTCGCTTTGAATCATAAGGAGGAAGCTCAGAGCCATCAGACTTTCTGCCGCTATCCTGAACTCTATCACTCACCGCAGGAGCAGCATAAAGAGCAGCTGCTCTAAGCACCTTGTCGGCCTTGGATGCCTCTCTGAAATTCTTGAGCTGCTGCTTCAAGAATGCGGAAGTGGAGTCATAGACAGGCATAAATTATTTTGTAAAATATTTTTGCAGATAAAAACTTCTGTTTACTATTGCATCACAAATCTAACCAATTAAACAACATGCAGACAAGAGTAACATTCAATGACCTTTTCCCTGAATTTGGGATTAGCGTAGATTCAAAAGGCACAATTCATGATGTTCAAAAGTATGCCCATCTCTATGGTGGCACTTTAACTGTCTATGACATGAGCAAGACTCAATTTGCTGAAGACTTCCCAGATAAGCCATATAGACTCTCATATAGGCTTGTTAAATACCCATTCGAATTATTTATCTATGGAATTGAATTGACCGAGGATGAGTATAATACTCAAATATTAGCTTGGAATGGCAATAGGGTCATAGAAGTTAAACCAAATTCTCCGATTACCTTGATTGATAACTCTTACCTTCTGCTCAGATGATTAACAGAGGCATAAAGCAAGTAATTAAAGAGGCCTTGTTTCAGGGCTTTTTCTGGATTGTCTCTCTCATTCTAGTCATATTGATAGCCATTAAATTCATAATCTATGTCAAAGGATAGAGACATCACCATCTGCCTGACCAGCTGCGGAAGGTTTGACTTACTTGAGAAAACGATCAGCTCATTGGTTACCTATTGGGATGGCCCTCCTCCTGCTGCATTCCTCATTCATGAGGACTCAGGAGCTATACCTACATCACTTGGCATTGAGCTTAACCGATTTCTAAAAAGGCATTGGCAGATTGAGGCTGAATGGTCAATGAGTAATCGGGCAGGACAAGTGCATGCAATAGATGTATTATACCAAAAGGTAGAAACTCCTTACATATTCCATTGCGAAGATGATTGGGAGTTCTACCAAGAGGGATTTATAGCTGATTCTAAGGCTGTGCTGCAACTTGACCGAACCATTTACACTGTATGGCTTCGGCATCCATCTGACCGCAATGGTCACCCAGTGCTGAATGGAGCTAGAATTACCTTTAATAATGTCAGGTTTCAGGAGATGGCGGTTAATTTTAGAAGTCATAATCAAACCTGGCATGGCATGACCTGGAATCCGGGTCTCCGTAGGCTATCAGATTATATTGCTGCTGGCCCTTTCTCTAATTTCTGCGAGTGGAATACCAATGACCACTATGCAACTGAATTAGCATTCAATGCTCACTACCGGAAGCTAGGCTTTAAAGCAGCTACACTTTGCAGAGGATTTATTAAGCACATTGGCGATGTAAATACAACCAAGAAACTTCAGTCAAAATGAAAGCAACATTGATTTTTAACCTTGATAATACAGATGATGAACTGAATCACAAGAGGTGCATAAAAAGCCTAGACATGGCTCTGTTCATCTTTGATTTCAGTAATAAAATCAGAAGGCTAGTGGACACCTCAGAGGATGGCAAGTACATTAATGAAGAGCATCTCTGGAATGCTTGGAATGAATCTTTGGAAGCCTATGACATCAACATAGACAGGCTAATAGTATGACACAATTAGAGCAGCTCAGAGTTATTCTAATCAAGGAAATTAAGACCAAGCAATGGCTGGCAGAGCAGCAGTCAAATAGCCCAAAGACAAGCTATTACTTTGCAGGAGGCTTGGCTGCTTTACACTATGTAAAACATATAATTGACAGATTAATAGATGAAACTGGAAGATAAGCAGACAGCAGTGGAATGGTTATTCCGCGCTCTCTGGGATACCCCAAAGGATAAATTGACTTGGTGGGCAATATTCGATAAGGCTATGGCTATCGAGAAGCAGCAGATAATTGATGCCTATAACAATGGAGAAGATAGAAGTGCAGAACTATATTACGATGACAATTATGCCAACTGATAAGCTAATTCAGAGACTAGAGCGAGAAATCATTGCTCTCCAGGATGAGCAGACTGCAATACTCAAGAAGAAATACAGCCTTGAGGATGAACTAAGATTGCAGAAGAAGCGCATAGCTGACCTTGAGCTAAGAGAGACTGATGCTGTGGAGGGTAAAAAGGGATGGCAAAGGGTCTCTGCATTCTTGTTGGCTATCTGGGTGCTTGTGCTTTCACTGCTTGGAATTGAGCGCAAGTGAATACTTATGAAAGATAATCTGGAATTGATTAAAACATTAGAAGAAGAAGTTCTTGTAACTAAGCAACAAATAGATAATTATGAAAAAATTATAACTCCATTAAAAAATTCAATCTATGAAAAATGGGGTCAGATTAGAGAATTAAGAAAAACAATCTTGTTAAATTCTTTAGAATTATTTATATCAAATACAGATTATGTTTTAACTGACTATAATGAATCAAAAGAAAAGACCTTGGGTTGTTATTTTCTATATAAAAATAATGAGGTAATTTATATTGGAATTTCTATTGATATAAAAAATAGACTTGTTTCTCATAAGAACAGTGGCAAAGATTGGGATTATGTCAAATATATTTCGTGTACTGATTACTTAGAGGTTATTAAGATTGAATCCTATTATATTAATAAGCACAAGCCAAAACTAAATATTCAATTAGGTAACTATATGGAAATAGCCAAAAATCACGGATTCAAAGTAGATGATGAACTAATAAATTATCAAAAAGGATGGCCCGATAAAGTAGTAGGTGAAACCAAAAGGTCAAAGTTTAAAAAGTTTAAATCAGATTACAGATAATTTGAGAACACCATGTTGGCATCAACGATGTGTCACAATAATTACCAATATTTGCGACAGTCGGCTACAAATTGTATCCATCTAAATTATGACTAACCCAATCGAAGAGCTGATAGATTTCATTATTGGCAATGAAGGCAAGATAGACCTCAATGATGTGCTGATTAAGGCTGAGCTAATTAATATGCGCTCAAAGCCTAGGCATGCCGGATGGTACTTTAATGGCCAGCTGGTTCAGTCACTTGATGACCTTAAAGGCAGAACCATGTCAGAAAATAATACTCCAAAACCTATTTATTACTATCCGTGAATATGCTGGACTATTGGGATGAACCGCATTATGAGAAGCCATTGAGTAAGCACATTGAGCAAATGAAAAAGAAGCCTGATGCTATCAATCATCCAGAGCATTACGGAGGCTCAGACAGCACCTATGAGGCCATTAAGGTCATTGATGCTTGGAAGCTAGGCTTCTGCCTTGGCAATGTGATCAAGTATATTTCAAGAGCTGGCAAGAAGGGAAGCAAGCTGGAAGACTTACGGAAGGCTCAGTGGTATCTTAACCATGAGATTGAGAGGCTGCAAGGAGGTTGCTTTTAAAATGAAAAACATTCTTATAGCAGTATCTGGAGGTAGGTCATCAGCTATGATGGCTTACCACATTCACACAAGTGAAAAATATAAGCACTATAATAAAGCCTATGTGTTTGCCAATACCGGCATGGAAAGGCCTGAAACTATTGAGTTTCTTAAAAACATTCAGTCAGTATGGGGAATTCCTTTAACACTAATTGAAGGCACTTATTCAAATGTTATGGGTGTTGGTGTTGGCTATAAAATTGTTGATTGGCATAGTTTAGATATGAAAGCGAATGTTTTTGAGCAGTGTATTATGCACATGAACAAAGGATCTTTTGATGGGTTGCCAAATCAAGAAGTACCTTACTGCTCGGAAAGGATGAAAACTATTCCTTGTAATAAATTTGCTAAAGATATTTTTAATGGTGAAAAATACATCAAGGCTATTGGCTTTAGAAGGGAGGACATGCCGAAGAGAATTTCTTGGGCAGAAATCAAGCACGATGAGCAAAGGATATTTCCACTGCTTACTGACTTTATTGAACCTATTGGTTTGCCTGAATTAAACTCTTGGTGGAATCAACAACAATTTAAACTTGGCATTAATTCTAAGTTTGGCAACTGCGAATTGTGTTGGAAAAAGTCAGACAATAACCTAGTTGAAATTATTCGTAATGGGACAAGATTTGTTGATTGGTGGCAAAAAATGGAAAACCAATATGGCAACACTTCATTTAGAAATCGAAAATCAATAGTAGATTTAGTGGCTATGGCTGCTCAGCCTAAAACTATGAGCATTGACTTTTCTGATTCATCAGAAGGTTGTATGTGTCAGATGTAGCGCAATTAAGGCCTAACAAAGCCTTGTTGAATCAGGCCAGCATTGTCGCAATTAAAGCACAGGCCTTCTCCTCTCAGGTTTAACTGCCTCGCCCAGATAGCCAAGCTCTGCTGATATCCATCAAGGAAGGTTGCCATAGCTCTCTCGGTGAACTCACGATTGCTTTGGGCGAAGTAGTTAGCCCTTGATGATGCGACCTTCTGCCAAAGTATCTGATAGCATAATAGATTCGCCCAGGCATCAAGCAGAAACTCTTTTTGCTGGCAGATGAATGAATCAAGGCTGCACAATAATTGAGCATCAATGTATATTCCTGACTGACTGTTGTCCTGAGTCCAGCTGTCTCCGAACCCATAGCCTAGCGGAGCAGTAACCGGAAAGATGCTCCAGCCGTTGCGCCATAGGTAGGTGAATCTGGTGGCACATTCCAAGTCCATCTGATTCCAGCCCCAGTCAATGAAGAAGCCTGAAGTGGTGGGCAGGTTTGTGCAATCCATAGCCACCATGATGTTAATCTTATCGAAGTCAGAATAGAACTCATTATTGACAGGCAGATAGTTCATGCCCTCAACTAGGTCAGCAGTTCCTTGATCTAGCACCTTACCATCCTGAGTCTGGAAAATATACCAAGGCACTCCGGCAACAGCTGGCCCGGCATTGTAAACATAAATCTGCTTAACTCTTAGACTTAGATACTTACTTCCCTGAACGCTGACAAATGCTCCCTTTAATATTGCCTCTGCCGGAACAGTTGTAATCTGCTGCCATTGCTGCACAAAGTTCTTGCTGGTCTGGAATAGCACCTGATCAAGCTGAGCCTCTGCTGATGTGAATAAGGCAGACTGAATGTCTCTCTTAATTCTCACATAGCTCACGGCCTGTGCTGAGTTCCACATGCCTACATAAGACACCTGCTCAGGAGTTGCAATCTTATCGAGCAGCTCCGAACTCATGCCCGGGTAGTCATTGATGTAGAGGCCAGACAGAGGTGCATCAGCAGTGCATCCTTTTAGTCCAATGTAATCTTCGAGGCAATTCATTTTACAAAGTTAAACATTATCAGCACTCCCAATATTAGGTGCTGTAATCCTAAATATCTTATTAGTTAAGGCTACCCATGCGGACAGAACCTGACCCAAAATAAACATCAGGACAGAGTCTGAGGTTTCTACTTTTTCGATTTTATAGAGCCAGCCCACTCCACCAAGGAGGCCAACAAGCACAATAGAGGTGCAGGTGTAGGCATAGACCTGCATGCGCTTACTGAATAGTGCATGACTCACATGCCGGGAATAAGGCTTTTCAGAAGCCCTCCCACGAACTTGCCCCTTCTCTCTGCCCTGTCCTGCTTGATGCTCTTGTTCTGCTGGCATGAATCGAGATAAATGACTGACTTACCTAGGCCTTTGATTTGGATTTTCAGGCTATCAACAGATTCAATCATCCTGTTCTGCCTGATGTTGCTATTTGTCAGCCTCTCCTGATTCATGGCTATCAGATTGTCAATCTTATTGTGGTTTACATTAGTAACATAAACATCACCACCGATGTATATGACAACCACTGCAAGAATAAGTGCGAACTCCTTTGATATGCTCATCTGAATAGGTTTTTAAATTTCTGAAATAGCTTCTGGTAGCCTGTCATCTTAACCAGCTCAAGGCTATCATCATAGTATAGCACCGTTTCCATCATGCCCTTGTGCATGTCAATGGTCATCCGGTAAAGCCGATACAACAGAATGATTGACCATCCGTGATGGTAGAGCCATTCCTCTCCTGGATTGTAAAAGTGCGGCTCTGGGTTAGCCATTTTAGTCAGTATAATAGCTCCGTAGGCAGGAGTATCATAAATAAATTTAACTAGCTCCTCCCTTAATTCGTGAGTCATAATATTAGTAAGTCCAGATGACCTTCGCAGGCTTGGTTGGATCGCAGTCAGCGTGAATAAATGTGCTGCTCACTCCAATTCTATTGATACCGGACTTCAGCAGGCTGTCAATTATCACAAATCGCTTATCGCCATCTGTGCAATGAATATCAGCTGCCCATCCCTGACAGTGGCTGCTTCCCTTTACTCCCTTCACTTTAGCATTATGAGCCTCTGTCCGATAGCCTGAGTTAATTTTAAAAGGCACTCCGGCAATGGCTCTGGCATTATCCAGCATCTGAATAAACTTAGGCTGCATCTTAGCTCCTGAACCAGGAGCATCAGGGGAATCAAACTCTGTTATTTTAAAATGCTTAAGCGGGAATTGCATGCTGTAAAGTTACTTGATGCGAGTGAATTTTTTAGCTGCACTTTTCACGGACTTTTTGCCCACACAGCCCCAAGCCTTTCGGCTTAAATCATTGGCACATGGTGGCTTTGCGCACTTCTTAATGCCTGATGACCTTGCACAATAGTTGTCACCTTTTGGAGTTCCAGGAGCGATGGAGTAGCCCTTAGCCCCGAAGCTGACTGTCTTGCCATTGACTTTGGTTTTAAACTTCTTGTCCGCCATTATCTTCCTTGTCCTTTATATTTCTTCTGATTTCCTGCCTTTGGGCCTGAGGTCTTACTGTGCTTGCCCTCTCTTCTCTTCCCGAAACTGATTTTAACTGATGACTCTTTGGATGCCTTTTTCATAGGGTAAATATCTTAATTATTGAGTTACTTTTGTAATTCCTTATGCGAGTTGAAGATAACTATCACAGAGCCAGAACTCAAGTTTCTCAAGTTGCTGGCAACAGGCAGGCATATTCTTAAGGATCAAGATAAACCAAATAGAAGAGATTTTATTTGGGGAAATTCCAATGAAAGGAGAGACCTAATTGGAGTAATGGGTGAATATGCCGTAAGCAAGGCATTAAAACTACCTATGGATATGAGCTTTGGATTAAAAGGAGATGGAGGCACAGACTTAATCATGGGCGAGTATGACATACAAGTTAAATCCACAAAGTATAAGACAGGCAGGCTAGTCTTCAACAATCGAAAAGAGATTGGAGCTGATGTGTTCATCTTATGCTGGGTAAATGAGGAGGCAATGCAGGTTTCCATTTTAGGATACATCAGAAAGCAATCAATCGAAGATTGTCTGATTGAGATGAACCTGGGTCATGGCAAGAGGTTAGTTGTGGAGCAGAAGTTCTTAAAACCAATCAGCTTGCTGACTGCCTATCTGAGCAAGTTGTAAATAATCCTTACAGGTTGTAATAACCTTGAACCACTTTCAGAACCACCTTGAACCACTTACCTTATCCCTGCTCTGCCTTTCTCCTTGGCTGACTCATACTGCTCTTTAGCAACAGGCCAGAGCTGATGGCGGCAGTTGTAGCCTCCACGATAGCTGAATATAGTAGTGCTGTTAGTGCCAGCCATGCGTCCCTGCCAGCCTTTAAGGTTAGGCCACTTCTGGACTTCTTCCTTAGTGAAGAACCTGCCTGCCCTAGCCACACAGAATGGCCTTGAGTCCTGAATTAATGTGCCTTGATATAGGTAAAACTCAACATCAAGGTCTTCAGCTATGGTTTGGATGTACTCAGCGTTAAAGGTCATCACTGAGTCATTGGTAGTCTGCTTGATGTATCGCTCAAGAAATGCTTTCTCTGTGTCAGTTCCCTCAATGAACTTCCTTAAGGTTTTATTCAGCTCAGACCTTGTGCCAATCCCTGCAATGTTGTCCTTCAGTACCTCCTGAATAGCAGTTCCAAAGTTGTTTCTGATGCCTGCTCCTAGGAGTGCATCCTTGGTTGTGGCTATATTGGTCTCCAGGATTGCCTTGTAAAGCTCGGTCTTAGGCTTAAAGTCATCAATTATGAGACTGATGTAATCATTTGATAGCTTGGCAAGCTGGTCAAACCCGGCAACTACTTCAGCCACTTGTGCCTGATATAGGCTATTATTAACAATCGTATCTGAGATGTCCTTCTTGAGCTTAATCATCTCCTTTAATGACTTCGCCCTATCCTTGGCATCTAGGTTGAGATTGCCAGCTAGGTCAATCACCTGATTGGATAGCTTTTCAAAGACTTTAGGAAGCGCATCATCCATGCGCCTCTCAATAGCCATCTGAAGCTCCTGAATCTTCTTGATTAACTCAAGCTGCTTGTCGGTCATACTTGGTCATCTGGACTTGACGTGTCCTCAACATCATCCATTAAAGGCACTAATCCAGATTGAATCTCTGACATCTTAATTGCTGCTAGAGCATACACATCAGCTCTCTGCTGCTGCACGGGCTTATCATACCATCCGGCATCTTCATCAACTTTCTGCATGACAAATGCCGCTAGGTTGGCACTCAGGATGTAATCTAATTGAGTGCAGCCATTGCTTGCCAGCAGGACAGTCTTTTCATCTGTACTCTTGAATGGCAGTGGATCAAGCTGACTTAGTATCTTCAGATATGTTTTCTGAATGCTGTTCTCGCCATAGAGCTTTTCAACATAGTCTTTTTCAATGCCTGCTGTGATAAGTGGGTTAAACTTATTGGTCATTGCCTTAGATAGCTGCTCAGCTACCATGTCGGCAGTCATCACATCATAGTCAGTAGGCACAGTAATCTGAGGCAGAGCAGCCATCACTTTGTCGCTGTCCATCAGAGAAGAGCCAAACAGCGAATTGTAACGCTGATACATGATGTAATAGCAGACCTTGCGATAAACCTGAGCCAGATGCACAGTCACAGAGAAGCAGAAGGTGTTTAGCTCTTTGCGGTCATACTCCTTGGCTATGCCTGATTGAGCTGCCGGAATCTGCCCTAGTAACTCAAGGCCAATGGCTTTGAATCCTTGAAACTCCTTCTGAAGAATGTCCTCCTGGAATAACTTAACAGTTTCAGTTGGCCTCTCAATGTAGCCAGCTGGAGGCACAGGCGGCACAAGTGGGTTAGGATTGACAGCACTCACTCTGTCAATATTGATTTCCATCAGGCCAAATGGTGAGCTTGATGCTCTTCCAGAGCCTTGACAATCATTACAGCCTATCTTCTCATCCTTCCTATTTGTCCTAATTCCTGTGCCATTGCAGGTCTTGCATGGTGACATCTTCAATGCCCACTTCTGTGGAAGGGCATGAGTGGCCCACAATATATTCAAGTCATCAGTCCTGAATAGGACTTCATTCCATGCCGGGAGGCAAGGAGCAAGGACTGAGTCATAGACTAACTGACCATCTTCTTCTTCATAGATAATATTGCCAACCTTACAGGCAGGCAGGTAGCTGAACTCGTAAGGCAGGATGAACACCTGAAAAGGCTGGTCATAGGTGTACTGATTGACCTGCCGGAACAGCATAAGCCCTTGAGTAGTGAAGCAGAGAAACTGATCCCACTTCTTGCGGTTCATGTCCTTGTAATCCTCGGTCTTAGTGATGACATAGTCCTCACCTTCCCAAATTAAATCTTCAGATTCAATGATGTGAGGGTAAGGCTTTGACCAGTCTAGGGTAGTGACCTGAGATGGATTCTTAACGAACTCATCATAGTCTGGCACAGTAATTACAACGGCATTACTGTCCTTCAGATAAGTCTTAAGAAACACATTGAAAAGCCACTTCTCCAGGCTTCCTGTTTTTGGCAGTTCATACTCAACATAATTCTTGAGCGTGTTGTCCATCAGGCCTATGCGTTCAGCAATGCCTGTCTTTTTAAAGTCAGATTCAAATGTGATTTTAAAATCATCAGCTTGCTGAATCTTTTGGAGGAAAGTAAAGACTCTCCCGGTGGCAGTTGTTGTAGGAGCTTGCCATCTGCGCCTCCTGTACTCCTTCATCCATGGCTCTTCGCTCGGATGCTGAGTAACCAAGAGTTTTTCGGGGTACTCATTCTCAAAGTGGTACTCAAGCTCTTCAGCTTTTTCCCTAGCCTCCTCAATATAGTCGTGCCTGCCTTCTCTGATTTTCTGATCCAGCAACTTTGACAATAAGACCCCGATTAACTCTTCCATGCTCATTTTAAACTACTTCTGGGCAATCAACATTCAATGTGATGGTCTCCTGACCGAAAACACATCCGTACTCATTGGTAACAGTTACAAGGAAAATGTAAGTACCAATGAAACTAACAGGATTCCAGGTAATCACACCTGTGGCAGCATCAATCACAAGACCAATCTCAGTGATGTCATCACTTCCAGCAGCTTGCTCGATTGTCCATACTTGCTCAGGCGCACCAGAGATAGCACCGATGTTTAGAACAGCTGAAAAAGTAACAGTCTGTGGGTCTGTGCAGGCACTTGTAATGGTGTTGCCAACATAGGTGCTACCTGAACCTCCGGTATAGCTGATGATGTAGTACAGGCCTTCTAAGAAGCTGTCTGTATCAAACTCATAAGGCAATGAATTGACCTTAGAAACCCAGTTCACAGTAACTTCAGCCATCTGGTAGGTGTTCAGGTCAGCAGTAATCACAGGATCACCGATAACTGTCACATAGTAGCCTGATGCATCCCAGATGCGGCCCGGAGTGAAGTAGTAAAAGTCATAGTTCTGAGATGAGCCAAGAATGTCATTATAGAACTCAACATTGCTCTGAACTACACCCTGCATGTCCTGATAGGTCAGTGTGTGAGTCTTGGCAAGAGCCTTAGTGTTCTGCATGCCTCGGCCAGCAGTTGTTGCTGTCTCAGGCTTAGGCTTTTCACCGGATGTGTTGAACACTAGGTAAGCCTCACCATGTAGGTAGCGGTCATAAAGAGCAGCAATCCAAAGGTCAGCAGTGGATTTCTCTTGGGCGGTCAAGGCATCTGACTTACGCACATAAGCCACAGCCACAATCTTATTCTGAAACTCTGGGTCGCAGAGGAAGTTCTGATAGCACCCAACATCGGGGCAAGTCAGCGAAAATATTGACATAATTTTAGCAGTTTAAACAACTTGAGTTCCTGGGCTGGAAGCCCTGAAGTAGTGCCTGAAACTTGACTTGCGCCAGAGTCTCAAATGATGATTGTGTCGTGAAATCTTGGATGGTGGCAACATCAATATCTCCCTTCACAAAAATTGGCTTTCCATCCCAAACCAAGTAAGCATGACGAGTGGCATCGACCAATGCTAGCTGAGTTTCTAGGTCTAAAAAGTCTGAGTGCAAATCTAACGATAAATCCTGCTTGTTCTGAGGCCTTCTGTGGACACCATTGCTCTGCCTGTATAGGCTCTCTTCAATGATTGGCTTCTCTCCTCCTCCATTAATGCCTATCCTCACCTTCTGCTTCCAATTATCAAAGTATTCATAGCCCTGAGCCATCGTGTTGTTATCTGACCAAAACTCAAGCATGGTGCTAAAGCAGTCAGATGGATCAATGTTGATGATGTTGCTCAGTGAATAAAGTGAGTAGGCATTCACATCAACTACCTCGCAAGAGCAGCTCTGATATTCAGTTGCAAACAATAGAGTTACAACTGAGTCATCTTCGTTGAACACATTATTGCTCATTCTGTAATTCACATTGCAATCCACTGTCACCGTCCAGCTCCAAGCCAAGGTGTTAGTCTCCTCGGTGTAAGTACATGACATTCCTGGAATGGTGTTGCTAAAGTCAATTATGTCTTGCAAGTCAAATCCACCCGGAGGAGGAAAGGTGTCTGGAATTTGAATCTTGTTGATCTGTGAATAATTAACCCCATCAAATAGAGCAAAGCCATAATACTTCAGCGGATAGGTCTCATTTATCTGATCAATGTAAGTATTGATTCCATCCACAAGCTCATAAGTGAATGTAAGCTGGCAGGTAGTTCCTCCGCCTGTCTCCTCTGCATTATACAGCCCCATGCGATAGCATCCTGCCTTAACAGCCGGAATGGTTACACTTGCCTGCATCTGGGTTGGATTGCAGCATAGCTCTTGAATGTAAGAACTGTAATAAGTAACCTCATCAATTATTGACCTAGTCTGGATAGTTGGATAGTTAGCTGATTGATAGTTGCAGAAGTTTAGCTGCACTCTCTCCTGACCCTCAATGAATACAAGCTCACCATTGACCTCAATGCCTGCTGGCCAAGTCAGGGCAACAACAGCATCAATAAACACCTGCTTATCATAGACAGTTACCGTGCCTGCTGGCAATGTTGCTGCCACAATGCCAAGCTGAGCAGTGATGTCATCAGCTGCTCCTGTGCCAGTAAAGTTGGTTGTGGCATTACTGAACATAAACTGAAGTGGAGCAGGCCCGACTAATAAGGTGATGAATGAATCCCAGTCATCATAGGCTGGCACTTCCTCATCAATGGTGATGTAGGGCAGGACTATGCTCATGCAGCAGTTCCTGCTGGCCTCACCTATCTTTTGAACAAGCTCTCCATTCTCCTTGAATAGGCCAACATCAACTGAATTGATGCCTGTAAGATTGCCATCAACTACATTAAACTGATATTGGTCACCAGGCTTAGCTGGCATAGGGTAGAACTCAGGAGACACATAGCAATCTGAAGTGAAGTGAATGAACTCAAAGTCGAATGTATCATCATTGTATAGCCATCTGCCAGCTTGCAGAGGCTCATAAGGCAGAGCAGTTACTTCTGAATAGGCACTCAGGAAGTTGTACGGAGAATTAGCGTAGATATCAGATACAAACCTCTGCCATAGCCACTGCCCATCAAATCTGCCAACTAGAATGAACTTCCTTCTATTGGCATCAACAAAGTCTATCTGGTAGCGATTGTAAGTAGTGAAGCTCGGATTGGCAATGGACTTAGTCCATCCATCAGGCATAGTGTACTTGGCATATTCAGTTGCCACAGAGTTAATGTCACTCAATGAAGCCTGAATGATGCGCTCCATTACGCTTACGATGTATTCATCATCACCATCAAGTGATGGCAGTTCAAATGTCCTTCTGTTCTCGTAAGGCAGGTTTGGCACAGGTTGCCTATCCGGTTGCCCATTGGCATCAATAAACCAGTTGTCTCCTCTGGCTAGTCCAGAAGTGGCAACATTGGAGATTGGATTAAATGAGTAGGTAATCGGGAAGATGGCAGAGCCATTGATATTCACAATCTCCAATGCCTCACTTACCTTAATCTCCTCATTAATTAATGGCTCGGCAAAAGAACCAGAGAAAGAACCAGGAGTAAAGGCATTGACAACGCTACTGACAACGATGTTAGTGCTTGGAACATAAAAACCATTTACAACAAATGCTCTACCGGGCAGACCAAGGGCGGCCATGTCTGGATTAAAAACAGTTATGTTATACTCCGTGTTAAATGGTGGATCAGGAATCTTCTGGATGCTGAAGTCAAATCGGCCATAGTAAGGATGCTCTTCATAGACTTTGACCCATTGCTTAATGGCAGAATAAAGCCCATCAATGGTCTTGCCCGGCCAGATGCTTGGCAAGTCAATGGTCAGTTGCCCAACCATCTCATTGATAAGGTCGGTCATAATTTGGTTATCCGGATAAAACCCGGCATTCCATGCCTGTTTAAACCGATAAAACGGATTAGGATTGCCCATTGCTTAGTGTGTCAAATATCATCTGTGCCGATGTTTGAAGTATGCCGTTGATTGTGGTTTCATTTTCAATAAAAACCATCCAAAAATTATTGACTGAATTTTCTAAATGAACAAACACACCATTTGTTTCAATGTATAATTCAGTTATTGGCAATATTTCGCCAAAACTATTAATAATTGAGTTATTAATATATTCTATGGTTGCCATTACATTGGTGTTGTTGTTATTCCTAATGAAGTAAGTGTTCTTGATGCAGATGCCTGACAATAAAGTATTAAATATTGGTTTACTGTCCAATCTATAGTATTTATAGTTAATACTGGAGTAGTAGCATTAGTACCGATTGCCTGAGTTCTTAAATTTGGGCTTCCTGTGTTTGTAAAAACCAACATTGACTGAGCGGAAAAGTAAGATATTCCAACATTAAGAAGATGAACAGCAGACAAATTCGTCACCCCACTAACTGAATCGGCAGTATTAATACCCAAGAATACATTGACGGCAGATGTAGTTACCGATGATGTTAATCTATAAGTAATTAAAAACAAATCATTTGCAGAAAATGTGTTAGCAGGAATTAAAAGTGATTCAATTTTAGTGTTTCCTGTCGGATTGGTAACTGTGGTTTGAGTAAAGTTCCTCCTGTACTTATTGGCAATGTCTGAGCCAGTATAAGCCCAACTTGTTACCCCTGAACCATTTGTAATCAATCCATAGCCTGAAGTTCCAACTCCTGTTGGCAAGGTCATTTCCCAAGGAGAGGCGAGTAGAGCCGGAGACTTAATTGCTACATAATCACTTCCATTGGCAGTAGCCTCTCTTAGCCTTATCTCTCCGGCACTTGCTCCATTGTTAAACGATGGAATTGTTGAATCAATTACCACATTACCAGAGGCATCAGGAAGAGTGATAGTCCTGTCGGCAGTAGGTGCAGTTAATTGGATGTTGGTTACATTGGCATCTGTTTCAGACCTGAATCCCAAGGCTCTTGTAGCCACTTGCCAGAACATTGTCAGGTAATTATTGATACCTGTTGGGGCAGAATTGGCACTGTGCATGTGGAAATGCCCAGTAGTGTTGCTATCACCAATCTTAGGGCTATGAGCCACTACAAATCCACTTGCATATCTTAATTGGTTGTTGCCATCAAATGCTCCTCCATTTTTAAACTGATAATCACCATTTGAGCCTCCTGGTGAACCTCCTCCTCCGCCCGGAGGAGTTGCCCATGTATTATCTCCTCTCAAGAATGTAGTTGAGTCTGGTGTGCCTGTGGCAGAGAGCATAGGTATATCAACCGCACCATTAGCAATGGTAGCAGTAACTGATCCTGTGCCTGATGCAGTAACATCTCCGGTTAGGGCAGTAATGCCTCCTCCTGAACCATTAGCCGCAGCAGTTATGCGCCCTTGGGCATCAACAGTTATATTGGCATTGGTGTAGGCAGCAGGAGTAACCGCAGTGTTGGCAAGGTTTACAGTTACCACTCCGCTTGACCCTCCTCCACTTAAACCTGTTCCGGCAGTTACTCCGGTGATTGTGCCTACCGGAAGGCCTCCTCCCGGGAAGTAGCTTATCACTCTCCAATTACCTGAACCCTCGGAGATGAGCATGATGCAATCACCTGCGGCAGTTGTTACATTGGCTGCCCCTGGAATAATCAGGCTTGTAGCATTGTAAACAAGTGTAACAGGAATGTCAAAGCACAACACAAACCTTGATCCGGCAGGAAGAGTGCCAAAGGAGTTGATTGAGATTGAGCCTGTGCCTGTGATGTGAACAAAATTGCCAGAGGCTAAGGCTAGGTCAGTAGTTCCTGAAGTAGCTGTGATGGCATTGCCTCTGTTCTCATAAAAAGCATTCTCAAAGGTTGATTTGTCCTTCTGAGTGACAAATGACTCAATCCCATTGGTTATCCAATCACGCAAGTCCTGCGGAGTTATGAGCTGACTGGTATTGTCAGGGAATAAGCCTAATGAATCTGTGCTTAATTGTGTTCTGGTTCTGTTAGCCATTGTCGAAGCCTGTGCTGTAACCGTCTGTGAATGCTCCTCCTACTCCTGATGTCTGGGCAGACATGAGCAGAGTGAACTTAGTAGTACCACCGGAAGCATCTTCTGGCTGATTCATTGCCTCGGTTATGAAGCCTTGAACATCTAAGCTGCCTGAAGTGAGCCTGACTTTCCGATATTGCTCATCTTGGCTCAAAGTTAAGAAATCACAGAGACTTTGAGGATAGCTAAACTCAATGCCTATTGGCTTAAAGAGGTACTCCTTTTCGCCTGCTCGAAGTAGGTCGGCATAGATATTTGAGTTCTCATAAACATCTGAGTCGCTGGCATACTGCTGGCATGGTTCAATGCTGTCTGCTATCGTGCTTATGTAGGCAACCTGATACTCTCCAACTTGGAATCTGAGCATCTTAGAGTTAGTGCCGTAAGTGTGCATGCCAAGCACCTTCCACCATCTGAAGGCTACTCTGGCTGGTGTGTGCCAGATGTTGTATAGGTTGTTAAGTGGTGAGCTGCTAAAGTTAATTAAGCTCGATGGCATGCTGATTTCCCCTGGATCAAATGTAACTGCTCCGACTTCTTGCGGCAGATTGAAGCAACTGTCTTCAATGTCATCATAAATGACCTCATTTCGGTTGAGCCAGATGATGAATGTCTCATAGTCATTAGGCCTGTCAGAAGTAGCTCCGCCAAAGGTGATACCTGAGAGCCTCCTGCTGAACTCAATGGCATAGCCTTCAGCAATAATCTGACTTCTGATGTCGAGCTTGGCACTACTGGCCTCATTCATGGCCCTATTATCCACAAAGTAGTTTCGGTCAGTGTGAATGGCATACACACCTGAGAGCTGAATGTTCTTCCACTTGTCTGAATAGCCAAGAGTGATATTATTCTTCAATAAATCAACCTTAGCCATCTGATCTACTTCACCTACATTCTCAAAGCTCTGGCTGATGCTGTTCTGGTAGAAGTATTCCCTCGGCTCTACTCTGATTTTCCATTCCGTTCCTGTCCATTCGTATGCCCATCCAAGGCAAAAGATTTTATCTAAGTCCTCAAAAGTGTTCTTCCAGGTTGTCTTTAATGCGCCTAGGTTATTAGTATTCTCAGCTCTTCTGATGCGTAAGCCATTGGTCAGCGCATTGTTCCAATAGCAGCCATTGCCAGCCTCTGAGAAGGCATCGGATAGCAGTTTATCATTGCTGCCTGTCATCAAGTAGATGCACCTTCTTAGCCATTGTTCAATGGTCAGGCAGTTGGCAGTCGATGCAAATTCTCCAGCATTGATTTCATTGAGGCTTATCTTATAGCCATCAGCAATATCAACTGTTACCGCTGCTGTTACTGTTGAGAAGCTGTCTTGGCCAATAAAAAGAGAAATTGTGTAGCCAGTTGGAATGGTAAATGAGCCTGTAAAAGTCTGATTGACATTTAAAATCTGACCCGGAGTAAGAGAAACAGAATATAATAATTCAGTTCCAGATGCAATATTCCCATTTAGGGCAAGAAAATAAAAAGATATATCAACATTGCCTGTGGTGTCATTATTGGTCAGCGTGAAGTCAATGGTTACTTGATAGTTCCAGGTTCTGGTTGTACTTCCATTGTTTTTTAAAATTGGTGTAGTCTCCCATGATGCTCTGGTGATAAAAATCACATTTGTGTCAAAGGTTGAGCCATAGGTGTCTTTAAAGTCACTCTGCTGCCAATAAGTAGGCACAACTGCGAATCTTTGAAATACTGGCCCAGCAGGGCCATTCGATGTGTAGGTTGAGCTGCTGGCCAAGTTCTTACCATTGGCCTGAAGGTATAAGTCCTGCCTGTGCATCCTTATCTCTTTCTGAACCAGAGCAGCAACAGCATCACCATTAAGATCAGTGGTGCTGGTCAGGTCAATCTCTACATCCTGCCTTGACTTGAATTGCTCCCTGAAGTTGTCATCAATGATGCCAACGGTTATCTCCCAGCTGTCAGTGTCACATACATTATGCTCCTGGTAGATGCTAAGGTTGAGCATGCCTTCGAACTCATAGAGTGAGCCGCTGTAACCAACATCCGATGTGATTTTAATTGCTATCTCGGCATTGATGAATTGCACATCGTATAAGTCCTTTATCAGCTTTGCGCCTTTATTGTAGAACCTTAGCTCAGTGCTGAATGGCTGGTCAATGCCATGACTCTCCATGCGTAGGGCTGTGAACTCAATGGCATCCCAGCCTATTGGCTCTTCTACCTCAGTTCCATTCAGATAAAATTTCCATCCTGCCATAATCGCAAAGGTAAAAAGAAAAAGCCCCTGCATCGCAGAGGCTCTTTACAGTAATCTAATCTAAACCAATAACCTCATGAATCAGTCCTGAACCTATTGTTCAAAATTTTAGTTGTCCTTCTGGGCGTTCTGATGAATTTCTCAAAGCCTCGCTCATCCATGCTGAGCTGAGTGATAGGCAATGACTTTAAGATGCTGCCCAGCTCATCCAACTTGCCCACCACCGGAGAGCCTGAGCTGCTGTTGCGGTTGGAATAGTGGTTAGCCAGGAACAGCTCTTGCCTGCTTAAGGCATGGTTAGGTATTACTTGTGAGCCTTTAGGGAGATCAACCAAGGTTGCAGATGCCGGAGTGAAGTAAACTTTGCCCGACTCAGTCACAACTTTCTCCACCCCTCGCTCACCGACTATTGCTTTCCCTCCTTTGAATGGCTTTCCTTTTGTTCCTTCTGCAAACTCAGGCACAGGCTGGGCCATGATAAAGCCTATCTGTGCAGCCTGATTAAACAGTGTAAGTGCAGCAAGTGGCAATGTAACCGGGTTACTTGACCACTTAGCAACTATTGATGCGGTCTCAAATATTACCCTAGCCACAGCAGCTGTCTGCTCAGCCTTCCATGCCTTCATTTTTAGCTCTCTTTCCTTCTGCTCCCTGCGCTGATTTATTTCATCAATCTTTTGCTGATTGCCATCTGCTAACCTAATTTCTTGTTCGTATCTCTTGTCATTCAGAGCCATTTCATTGTTTATTCTAGCCTGAAATAATCCAAATGCGCCATCAGATAAAGTCTGTGCCAGCTCAATGCCTTTTTGAACAGCCTCAATCCTTTCCTCTAGCTCTTTCTGCCTTCGCTCTTCTCTTTCTTTGGCAAACTTTTTATCAAGCTCATTTAGTTTTTCTAATAGGTCGATCTCAAGTTGCTCAATTTCAAAATTTACCTTTTGTCTTTTAAATGTTCTTTCCTCTTGTGCCTTGGTTTTTTCAGCTTCAAATTTTGCATTTTCCTCTCGCTGTTTTTTAATCGCATCAAGCACATCTTGAGTTTCTGACTTTAAATCTCTAATTGTCTGAACCCTGTTAAGTTCTTTTTCAAGTCTTGTTTTTTCAATTCCATCCTTAGCCGCCTCTACTCCTAATGCAGCATACTGAACTTGCAGCTTATAGACATCTTTTAAAAATTTATCCTCAGCCTTAAATTCTTCTCTGAGTAGGTCAATTTTATTATCATATCTAATTTTATTAATGATAGATGATAATTCTCTTTCAAGTTGTAAAAGTTTAAGCCTTCTCTCATATTCCTCCTTATCTCTTTTTGCTTTTTCTTTCACATCTTCAGGGGAAGCTAAGACAGGTGTATTGATGATAACCCCAGCAATTTTGGAATACTGTTCCTCCATTGCCTGAAGTATTTTTAGCTCATTCTCCTGCTTTGTTAAGTTCATCTGAAGCCTACTGCTCATAGTTCCAGCAGCTGATATTCTAGCCTCTGATACTTTAAGCATCTGCGCTTCAATTCTACCCTCAATGCCTAAAAGCTGATTTAAAGCAATCTTTTTCCTGATGTCATCCAGATTAGCAGCTGTTATCTTGACTATTCTCTGCTGATCCAATTTAATTGTCTCTTTGGTTAGCTCGGTCTCAATGCGCTTCTGAGCCACCGCTTCAGCATTAAACTTAGCTTGCCTTTCAGCTGTTGTCTCTCCTCCAGCCTTAGCTAAGTTAGCTGCAATCCCAGCAGCCAAATCATAAGCACCTTTCAGGAATGGATTAAGTTTATTGCCTATGGCTAAAATTAGCTGGTCAATGGATGAGTTAAATCTATTCTGGCTGGCAGCTAATGTAGTAACCTGCTGATTGCCCTTACCGAATGTATTTTCAAGCTCAGTGGCAAACTTTGGAAGGAAGTCGCTAGCAAGTACTTGACCTTTCTGAAGCATCTTGTTAAGCTCTCCGGTAGTTACTCCCATAGCCTTGGCTGCTATGCCGAATGCGCCTACAAGTCTCTCACCTAACTGTCCTCTGAGTTCTTCAGCCTGCACGTTGCCTTTGGACATCATTTGTCCAAGTGCCAGGAATGCGCCTTTAGTATCTTCCGCAGATAAGCCCATCACTTGAGCTGCCTTGGCTACCGCTGCAAATTGCCTGTTAGTTTCTTGGCTGCTCTGCCCTGCCAGATTAGAGGCAGAGGCAAAGGTCTTATAGCCTTCAACTGCGCCCCTCAAATCAAGGCCCAGCTTCTGAGCTGTCTGTCTGACAAATTCAAAGTTCTTATTGCCCATCTCGGCAGAGCCAGAGGCAAAGTCAATGGCCTTTCGCATTGCCTCGAACTTGATGGTAGTCTCAACCACAGCAGAGGCGAACTGCTTAATCTGACTTACCGCAAATAGGCCGCCTAAAACACCTCCAACTTTCCCGGCTATGCTTCCAAGCTCGCCAAATGACTTATTGGTGTTCTGGCTCTCCTGGTTAAACTTTTTAAGCTCAGCTAGAGCCTGCTTTTCTTCAGCAGATAATTTATCAAAGGCCTGTGCTGCCGCTTCCAGATTGGAAGTCTCAACCAGATACCTAATCTTGATGTCATTAGTAGAAATAGTAGCCATGAGCTTGTCTTTAGGCTTCAAAGATAGTAATTAAAAAAGCCACCGGAATCCGATGGCCTTTTCGCAATTATGAAAAACTAAACAAATCTATCCCTTACCCTTTCTTGATTTCTGCGCTGCAATATAGCTGCTGACAATCAAATAGTACTCATAGATTGGCCTTTCGACCAGGAATTTAGCTCTGATAGGATCTCCACCTGAGACTCTAGACTGCTCATCAAATCTAAGTCTGTGCTGTCTGGTAATTGCAGTCCAATAATGTGTTTCAGGTTGTTTAGGCTTTGCAGCGTTTCGGCCTGCAAATAGGTCGGGAAATTCGTGCTGTATTCTGTCAAAGAGGGCAGATATGCGTACTCTGGCAGTGTCAAAAAAAAACCCTCAACATCATTGTGCTTCATCCAATGCTCCAACTTCTGCTTATTGTATGGATATTGATAATCCAGTGGATTTTCGTGTTCATCAAAGTACACAACTGTTGCCAGCTTCAGCTGCCGGAGTAGGCTTACGGACATCTCCATCTGCTCCTTGAGCCTTGAGGCCATAACACCTATCTCATACAGCTTCTTATCATCCTTCTTTTTCTTGTCCATGAGCAGGTTTATCAGCCCATTGTTCCAGCCTCTCAGAAAGTCTGGGTTAATCTGCCAAAGTTCTTCTGTAAAGATGTCCCGGGCAGCCACTGCCCTCTGGAATGGCACATTGACCTCAGACACAAACTTGAAGTAATTGACTCCACCGGAGGTGAACGCAAATTCAATCTGATCCCATCGGTCAGCAGGAGCTACTCCCCTGTAAAGTATTCGGCCTGCTTCTCCCTGAATAGGAGCTTCTTCTGCCACTTGTTCAGCAGCAGGAGGCACAGATGGTTTGCGCCTAAATAAATTGAACATAGATAGAATGGATAGTCAAAGATAAGGCATGAGATGACCAGGAACTGCCAAGCTCCTGAGCAGAAAGGGCATTCACCTAGTGGCTTCGCCCACAGTGTCGGCAGCTTCTGAATCTGGGAAAGATACCACTGCCCAAGTGGGTGATCCTCCAGCAGAAAGTCCAAGAATAAAGAGAAAGTCGCACTGATCAGTGCTATTAAGAGTAAGGTAAGCAGGCTGCTCATCGTGTGGTAACTCGATAATGCAGCAGCCTCTGCGCTTACCTCCACAATTTGATTTAAAGTCATTGTTCATTGGTTTATCCGAAAATGTTTAAGACTAAAATGTTATCCTCCTGATTGCTGTAAGTTGTAGCAAAACTCAGGCAGATGCTGTCATACTCATTGCCATCAGTCGGCATAAAGATATATGGATTATTGTTGCCCGGCTCATAGAAGCTGATGTGATATTGCCCACCGTAGCTATTGATGAATCCTTCAGGCATTGCTGTCAGGTCAATCTCAATGAAGCCCTCAAGGTCAATGGTAAGCAACTGCTCAACGATGACATTTACTCCTGGCTTAGTGATTTTAATTACTATGTCAGCCTCGGTGTAGGTAATAGGCACAGCGATGTAAAACGCAAAAGGGCAGCCATTGAGAGGCTCACAGACCTTGAAACAATCACTGCAGCATAGTGCCATACTTCTCCAGGTTAAAGTTGCTTGTAATTTCAGCAAAGTTAGAGAAAATAAAATAGCGGAAGGCATCCAGAGCATGAGACTTGTCTGGGTTCTTATTCTTCCAAGGGTCAAGGCTGCCCTGCCTGTCTACCTTGGCCTCCTTGAGGTCTGTGACCAGCTCCTCACATCGCTTGCCACTAATCTGCACCTTGGCCTTCTGAAGAACTAGGATTGTCACCAGCCTGCTGGCTATGTGGCTAGGATTGGACTTGGCAACTTGAAGCTGCATGTCATTTACCTGAAGATAGTTTTTAATGAGCGCATAGGCACTGATATTGTCCATCGTAAACGCATTACGAGCAGCACCGGAGGCATCACCGTTGATGATGTAGGTCATGCCTGGGAACTCCTGCCGGATAGTTTGGCACAAGCCAGCTAGATCGCCAATGCGATAAACCTTAATCACATTGATGGTGGCATAGTAGATGCCTTCCTCAGAGTTCTTGATGTACTGAGCAACTACGCATGTGTTGGTAACATTGAAGTCAAAGGCTAAGTATAGATTGTGAGCAGGAGAGGCCTTGATGTAGCCATCATAGACATGCCTGCTGAAGTCGAAGCTGGTGGCAAATAGGCTTTCCCTATCCCAAATGCCCCACTGACCAAGTGCATAGACTTCGTAATAAGTCTGGCTTACCGACTTGAGTGCCTCCATCCTTGTGACATACTCATCATCTAGGAAGTCTATGGCATCCTTGTAAGTGCCATGCAGCCGCAGCACTTGATTGGCCTCCTTTGGCGGCACATCATCAAAAAACCTTTTCTTAATCCAGTGTGAATCGGAGACCGGATTAAAAGTCAGGAAGAAACGCTTTGGATGCTCTGACTTACCTCTCAAGCGCAAAGTTATCTGAGTGAAGTCCTCAAGAGTCAGTTCTGTTGCCTCCTCAATCCAGATGTATTTAGCCTGGCTAAGTGACTTCAGCTTTTCAGGATCATCACAGCCAAGGAACACAATCTTATTAGTGCCGGATTGCAGCTCCATGTAGCCTGTCTTAGCCTTGATGAGCTTATCCAATCCCCATTGGCTAATCTTGTTTCTGAAGTCAGCAAAGACTGAGTTTCTGATGGTAGCCGCAACCTTGCGAATCACGAAGAAGGTCTGGAATTGATTGGCCTTATTGTCGCATATCTCAGCAAGGAATAGTTGAATCATGGTCTGGCTCTTGCCACTTCCAGCTCCGCCCCAAAGGATATTGTAAGTCTTAGGGTCTGTTACTGCATCAAGATATTTCTCCTGCCATAAGTCAGGGCTTGACAAATCAACCTTCGGCATCAGCCTCCTGCTCTGCTCCTTTCTTGTTAGGCCTTGGCTTAATGACCTCCACCACTTGCATGTTCACTTGCTCCTGGTTCATTAGGCCAAGGTCACGAGCGATGATGTTGTGATTAAATAGGCCACTTGCAGCCCCTTCCAGCTTGCTTGTGTAGATGGCCTGCTCTATGCGTGTAAAGACTTGAGCGAAATCTTTTGACTTGCCCTTATAAACTGCAATCGTAGCCCATGAAGCAAATCCACAGGCTAGCGCAAATCCTTCTTTCGTGAGCAGCCTTTTTTTAGGCAATCTGACCTCTGTTGCATCCTTGCCTCTAAAGTCCACTTCAATCAGTGGATTCTCTTCCGCCCATTGAACATATTGCTCAAAATTCTCAAGGATTTCCTCTGGAGTCTTGAACCTACCATCTAGCCCATGCTTCAGCCTGAGCTGCCAACATTGATTTCCCTTAGGTGCTGCCATAATTTTAGTACCGGGATTGCTCCCCTTGTTTTGTGGTTGATTATTTCTTTTTCGCTGCCTTCTTAGCTTTCTTAGCCACAGACAGAGCAATGGCTACTGCCTGCTTCTGAGGCTTACCTGCTTTCATCTCGGTCTTAATGTTGGAGCTAACTGTCTTAGCTGAGTAACCTTTCTTGAGCATAATTTTAATATTTAGGCAAAGATAGGTATTTCAAAATTGCCTCATAGACTTCAAGCTGATTAGACCATCTGCGCTTATGCCCTTTGGCGGCATCCTGAAGTTCCAGCTTATTTTTTAGCTGAGTAATTTTTCTGCCTAGGTAATCCTGGCAGTCTTGTCTGTTCATGTCTGGTTGTTTTAGTGAATAAAGTAAATCATTGGAATAGGTGCTTCTGCCCTCCCATTGGGCAGGAATTTGGCTGATGTGAATTGAATTATACATAGTCTCTGAGTCGCATTAATGGCGCATCAAATTTAAGTGGAATAATCCCGGTTGATCCTGACCGCATTTTGACTTGGTCAATTATACATAGGTTCTCATTGCTAAACTCCTGACTGCCGACTTTGGTGGTTGATGTTGGCTCAAAGTAGTGAGCTGGCCTCATCATCATCCAGATGACATCGGCATCTTGCTCAATGCTCCCAGACTCACGAAGGTCAGACATTAGCGGCATCTTATCAGGCCTCTCATCTACTCTTCTGCTTAGCTGGCTAAGTGCTACCACCGGAATCTGAAGCTCCTTAGCAAGCAGTTTCAGGCCTCGGCTAATTTCGCCTACTATGTTCACTCGATTAGTCTCTTTAGGATTGACTGAATCAATCAGGCCTATGTAGTCGATGAACATCACCTTGATGTCATATTTATTTTTCCACATGGTTGCCTTGGTTCTAATTTTACGGATATTCAAATAGCCTTCATCAGTAATCTTAATCGGCCAATGCCTCATGCGATCTATTGCCTGTTTGAGCGAGTCTTTATCAAGTGAGTTCATATCACCTTGCTTAATCTTGTAGGCAAAGATTTGAGACTCCTGACTTGCCAGCCTCTGCACTAGCTCATGCTTGGTCATCTCAAGGCTGAACAGCCCACATCCTATGCCTTGCTTGGCTAAATTACGCATAAGGCTTACCACTAGGGCTGTCTTGCCCTGCCCAGGTCTAGCACCTACAACAGTAAGCTCACCATCGGTCAGGCCTCCGCAAAGTCTATCTAGGCTATCAATGCCTGTGGAGTAGCCTGCAATCGTACCGGAGGCTTTATTAAACCATTGCTGTGCGCTTATTGTCAGCTGGCTCTGGAAGCTATCATCTGAATTGGTAAGGCTTGATGAGAGCAGGCTGTCA